ATTTCAGTCGCTACTCTGACAGCTGTTCCTCCATCATTAGCAATACCACCAGCACCTTCAGAACCCCTTGTTGTTATAGACGAAGATGGATCTTGGGGAACATCCTCTTGAGAAGCTCCTCCATCTTCTCTACCACGAAAAGGATGAGTAACGGCATCATATATACCAGCTTGTAAAAATGCTGGTAATGGGGAAACTGCGGAACTTACTGCGGCGTGTGCATATCCACGTATAGTTCTTTCTAATCTTCTGGCAGTCGCGTCTTCTAAAACATCATAAAATTCTCCAATACCAGACGCTCTTCCTAATCGAAGTTCTGTTGTACCAAATTGTCCTGGTCGTCTTCCTCCAGCTGGTTTCGGTGCTTGTGCCATTAACCTCTTTCTGCTTCTCTTTGTTTAGCTTCAGTTTCTTGTTCTTGTATCCAATTTTTTAATAATTCAATATAAATTTGTCTTTCCCAAGGAATCATCTCATTTAACTCTGTTAAAGAGTATTTATGATGTTGGACTAATGCGAAATTAACCAAAAAATGAGACTCTAAAGAATCATGAGAAAGAGTTATTCTAAAAAATCCTGTAAGCCCCTAAGAATAACATTTTCTTCTCCACTACATTTTTCACAAGTATAATTTATTTCATGTTGTATTATAGGTTGAGTTCGATAAAAGTTTTGAATTTTAAGCATTTGTTGTTGATTAAATTGTTCAAAAAATTCTATTATTTCTTCTTGTGTAAAATCTTTTGTTTCATACATTTTTTCATCATCTTTAATAAATTCTATTCCTGAGGATAAAAAGTCTATAATACCTTCAGCATCTTCAGTATTTTTGATTTTACCCGCAGTTTCTATATTTGGATATTTTAGAAATATAGTAATTTTATCATTTATTTCAATTTCTTTATTATGTGATTTATCATATACCATTTCAACTTCTTTTAGATCTAATTTTATATCTGATACATGATCACATTCTACATCATTGGTATTTTTTCCATCTCTGTGTTTAAATTTTAAATTTAATTGATCTCCAACGGAATGTATTCTTAATTGTAAAAATATCCATTCTAAATCAAATAAGGGAATTGTATCAACATCAAATTCTTGTTGTGAACAATTGTTTATAATTTGTTTAATTGCAGTTATTTGTTCTTCTAAATTTTCTCCCTGCATTGCCATCATTAGTATTTTTTCTTCTTTTACTAAAAATGGTCTAAATGTAAGTTTTTTATTTTTTGAGGAAGGTTGAGTAGTGCTAAATGTTGCAATATCAATCTTAGGTAAACCCATAATATCTCCTAATTATATAATTATTATTTTAAAGACCAAATTGGTCCCTAATAAGCCCATCACTCCGTATTATTCTCCACCGGGAATAGGCCATCACGACTTGTAATTTTAATATATCCTGAGAACCGTAAGTTAATGCAACAGGATTAATTTGTTTGGGAAATGCTTCCATTATTTCTACATGATAATCATCTGAAATTGTAGAACCGTCAGTCACGTTACTAGATAAGTTCGACGCAAGTTTTTTTATACCAAAAGTTCCACAATAATCATTGGGATAGAGCTTCACGTTTTGCTTCATATTACCATCAAGTCCTGCATCAGTGAGGGGTATGATTACATCCATCCATGCATCAAAAAGTTTTTTAACAAACATGTCATCTGTTAATATAAAAGATAAATTAATTGTTGGATTAAAATTGTTAGAGTGAATATATGACCTAGATACACTACCTGTTCTAAATTCTACGGTCGCTAAGTTCCGCCCAGGTAAATTTGTTGCATCACACAAAAATTTAAAATCTTTTAAATTAACCCTCAATGCGGTGGCAAGATTTTCCACAAGTGCTCCTGTGCCACTTGAAAATGGACCTAAAAATAGATATTTGTTTGCCTTCGCGGGGCCTTTATGTTTGTTTATCGCTGCGATAAAATGTTCTGCTTGTTTAAATCCTGCTGGCATTATATTATCCTTTGTGAATCTTCCCAGACTTTTTCTTTTCTGGTATTAAACCGTTCTATTGGTAAAAATATTGCAAATTTTAATTGTTCAATTCCTTCTATTACCATACCATTTGCTCCTTGAACATGACTCATTAAATATCTTTTAATACATGGGCGAGTCACTTTATTTCTTTTTAATGTATTCCAATTAATTATATTTCCAAATGCAACAGCATCTAATAGTCTTGCTCTATGTTGATATGGTAAATAATGAAAATTTAATCCTATAAATCCGTCAACTTCTTTACTTATGATCATTGATAAAGGAAATCTGTCATAATATGGTAAAGTTTTTTCATGTTTTGCCTTATATGAGAATAATGTTAATCTAGCTTTGGTCATTCTTCTCTTTTGTATCAAATTAGACCCTTCCATAAACTGATCAGCGGTCATACTAGAGTCATCTAATTTAACATTTAAATTTCTTCTAAAATTTCTAATTTTATTTTGTAACCATTGAGCAGATTTTATATTTTCTTGCGGAATTTGTTTTCTTTTTATCACATCTTGTAAAATATCTACTAAATTTCCACTATTTTTCGGTGTTTCCGCCATTTTTCCTTCTTTTTCTGATTCCTAAGTCATATTCATCTAGAATTATGAAATTCCATCCACTATTTTTACAAAATTCGGTCGCGGCTTTCCATTTCGCCTCATTTACGCCCCATTTTTTGGCTTCCCTGATGAATTTTCTCGATTTTTCCTTCATTTTGGGCGGTTTTGTCTCTTTGTTAGGCTTGACTTCGATAATTACGACCTTTTTATTCGCAAACTTAACCCAAAAATCCGGAAAATAGCGATGAATTTTTCTATCAACCGGTGATCTATAAGGAATTATGATTTCTTCTGATGCCCATTGTTCTACTTGAGAGCTTAAATCCAACTTTTCCATCACTTTTCTTTCCCAACCAGACCTATAAATAATCTTTGTGGGATTACCCTTATATTTATTAGGATTCTTTGGTTTGTATTTTCCTTTGTATGCCATATAAATAGAAATGAATAGTTTTTTTAAGATACATTTATATTTAGAAAGAAAAGCAGAATGTCAGATCCAAATCAACTGAATAATGTAGCGATGTCAGTCAATGACCAAACTAGTAAGAGCGTAATGAAATATCCATTATCTTTAGGAGATATGAATGGCGATTCTCAAAATTTTATTTTATTTCATGCTAAACCATATTCCAGAAAAAACACGAAAGTAAATGGTAATGACACTTCTGATATAGCATTATATATTCCACCTGGATCGATGAAAACTAAATTTACAGGAAATTATACACCCTTAACAGGCGGAGCACTTTTTGAAAATGAGGGATTTAATATGGCCGCTGGTATGACCGGAGCCGCACTTGGATCTTTACTGGCACCAAAATTCAAAGGAGCTGCTGCAGTAGTTGGTGTTTTGGCGGGATTAGGAATAAAAGGTATCATGGAGGGATTGGGCCGCGAGTCAAATAAAGCAGGATCATTTTTAGAAGGAATAGTAACTGGAGAAGGAGAATCAAAGCTTCTCGAAGAGGCTAAACAATTTACGGGGAATGTGGGAGCATTGGCGATAGCAAATTTCGGTGGAGCTTTAGCACCAATTTCAGCTATGGCAGGAATAGGGATAAATCCACATATTGCCATGACATATCAAGGCCCTGGAGCATTCAGAACACATGATATGTCATTCGATTTCTGGCCAAGAGATTATCAAGAAGCATCAATGGTAAAAAATATTATTCAAACTTTTAAAAAAAGAATGTTACCAAAAATGAACGGGTTTGCAGGTATGCAGAGTGTATATTTTAATTTCCCGCATGAATTTTATATTGATTATTATATTGGTGGACCGACGGGAGCGATAAGATTTGATCAAATGGGAATTAGGAGATCTGTATTAACATCTATGGATATAAATTTTGATGCAAGTGCTCAAGGACCGGGATTTTATACAGAAACGAATATGGGGTACAAGCAACCACTTCCAATACATACAAAAATGCAATTAGTATTTCAAGAAACAGAATTTATTTTAAATAATCTAGATACCGGTAAAACGTCAGACCAATCAGCCTCAACTGAAACTCCTGGGGTGTATGTAGATAATAGTGGGGCGGATTATTCAAATCAAGGCACTATTGATCAATTTGGACTTTAAGGAGATGAGTTAATGTCAGAATATTTTAAAAATATGCCAGCAATATATTATAGATTTGATACTGGCACGAGCCATGCTGGAAAAAAAATAGATTTAGTTCATCAAAAATTGGTAACTGATATATCATTAAGACATAGATTAAAATCTACTATAAAATCAGCCACATATACTAAATATAATTATACCATTCCTGATGGAGAGAGGCCTGATACATTATCTTATCGATATTATGGAGGATTTGAATATATTTGGCTTATATTTTTAGCAAATAATATTTTTGATCCTATTTTTGATTGGCCATTATCTCAAGACGAATTACGAAAACATATAATATGTAAATATGGAAGTTCAGATGCTGCTAATAGTGGAGTTCATCATTATGAAGAAGTAATACAAAAATTAGTTCCAGCGAGTCAAGGGCAAGATAGAATAGAAGAGAGATTTTATGAAATAGATGAAACCCGTTATCAAATTGTTGCAGCAGAAGGCACTGGTATGGAAAGAACTGTGTCCAATTATGAATATGAGGTCTTACATAATGATAGTAAAAAGGAAATTAATTTGATAGAAGATGTTTGGGCTGAACAAATTTTAGAAACAGCAAGAAATATGTTTAGTTAAGGTATTATAATGGCATCTAACAATTATGATTCAATTATATATGATGGTACTAGTCTAAAGAAGGCAAGAGAGGTTCCTGACTATGCAGGAGAAGTCAGTATCCTCAAATTCACATTATTTAGTCCTAATAATTTTCCTACCACGGCAATTGATATTAGAAATATGATGACTAGATGTGAGATTACTGAAAATATATTTTCTCCTTATATTAGTGGATATGTAGATATTGGTGATGCAACTGGTTTATTTGAAAGAATGCCTATTATTGGAGAAGAGATTCTTCATATGTCCTTTCATTCTGTTGGGGCAGATATACCTGAAGATAAAATAGATAGATATTTTAGAGTTATAAAAGTAACAAATTTTAATATAGATCCTAAAAATGATAGATTAATTACTTATACTTTAAATTTTGCTAGTATTGAATATATTGTTAATTTAGCAACAAAAGTTCAAAAATGTTATTCTGGAATGAGAATTAGTGATATGGCTGAAAATATATATGAAGATTATATCAATCCTCACAGCCCCCTTAGACCGATGCTTCCAATAGAAATTCCAGAGAGAGATCCTTTAGATATTGAAATTACAAAAGGTGAACATAATTTAACTATACCAAATATAACACCCTTTCAAGCAATGAAATTTTTGGCATCCAGAGCTGAAGCAGCTGGATCAATGCCTCCATCTGCATCAGGTGGTACTCCTACGCAACAAGGAGACAGATCAAAGGGAGCATTTTATTGTTTTTATGAAACAATGAGAGGTGGGTTTAAATTTAAATCTTTAGAGACATTAATGCAATCACCAGAGCAAATTACATATATCTATGCTCCATTGGGAACACAATATAAAGATGCATTTGATCAAGTAGCTGTAGAAAGTCATATGATTTCTGATTATAATAGAGCTTCTGCAATAGCTGTTGATGTTAATTTAAAAAATGGCATGTATGGAAATAGATTAATAACTCATAATATTATAAGAATGAGACATGATTATTATGATTTATATTATAAGAAAGGATATCAAGATGCTGGAAATATTCATACGGATTCTGAAACCGGAGCGTTGATTCAAACATTACCTCCCACCACAGCAAATGATTTTGGAAATACGGTTGATAATAATTCTAAACATCAACATCAAATATATGTTATTGATGATGATACATATCATTTATCTAATGATCCTGTAATATCTAGAGGATCAGACGTAATAGGAAAACCACAAGCACACGTTTCATTAAAAACAACAAATGATGGATGTTATGTAAGATTTGCGGATATTAATAGTGAAGGAGCTCCTCAAGATAAAATTTTAAGAGAAACACAAATAGAGAATTGGTATTCTAAGAGAAAAATGCAAAATCAATTATTAAATAATTTTATATATCAAGTAGCGGTTCCAGGAAATACACATAGAGA